GATTGGGAACTGCGCGGCGTTAGGAAACTTCCAGTCCATCCATGCCGATACGATGCGCTCGCATATCTGACCGCCCACGCGGATTTCGTGCGTCAGCGTCGTGAATTCATATTCCCCGATGTGGTAGGCTTTCTCGTTGGCCTTCACCCGCGCCACGATGTCGCCGCCAATCCGTTTCAGGTACTCATTGGCGACAGACCATGCCACCGCGAACATTTCGCGCCAGTCCTCAGTCTTCATAATGGCGATGGAACCAAGGTGAAGGAGGTTGCTGCCGAGAGCCTTCTCCCATGCTTCGGCAAAGTCCGGGTGTTGCTCACAGATGATGTCTGTAATGATGGTGAGGTCTTCAGGATTTCCCCACGTTGCATATTGCTCGCGCATCGTCATTCCGAGGTCGATGGGCTTTGTCGTGATGGCTCCGCGCTCCTCGATGAGCTTGCCGAGTTCTGGCACATCGTCCATGAAGCCGAGATACTTGCGGTACTGTACAAAACCGATATACTTCGGCAACTCCTTCCACTTGCTGACACATCGCATCTGCCACAGCTCGGAGCAGAACAGGCTTGGCACGTTCTTCGGTTCCCCCAACTGACGACTATCCACAACCTCGTAAACGTCGTTCATCACGACAGGCTCAAAGTCGGTGTGCGCACAGATGAAAATCTTGGCGTTTCGGTTGCGCTGGACTTCACTTTCTTCTTTTGTTGGGTTCGGTGTCATAATGCGTTTTTTATTGTTTGCTCCACAATTCTTCGTTCTGCTTCAGCCACTCGGCCTGACTCTTCATGTCGTTCTTTCGCCAAGAGCCGCCCTGGTAGTGAACATAGTAGTCGTCAAGGCGGATGATGTTGCGGGCGACCAGCTGTGGCTTTGTCCGCATGATGTCTTCCAACATGGCCGCGCCGGTGTCGTACCAGTTTCCGCGCACGTTCCGGGTTGCGCCTGCAACTGCCCAGCACCGCTTCGGGTCGTAATAGCACGCTCCGTTGGCCGTCAGCAGCGGCACGTTGATGTAGCACAGGAACGGGAGCATACGCGGAATGTCGAACTGGTTGCCCTTCTGGTGCCACTGTATGCGGCCCACGCTGGCATATTCCTCTTGCCACAGTGGGCTTGGGTCTTGCCGGAGCAAGATGTCACTTTCCATGAGGATGAAGCCGTCGGGCAGCAGCTCCCACAACTTCTGCACGCTGGCGATGTGCTTCAGTGAACCGTAGTTGCTCAGCTTGGCTATGTCCCAGCACTTTGCGGGGAATGAAGCCAGCAATTCGTCGAAGTCGATGAGCTGGCCTTTGGTGTTGTCGATACGCTTCACGCCCGCCATGCGCTTCTTGAACGGCAGTTCGTCGCTATTGTCGAACACCACGACGGGCCACTGGCACCCGGTCTTTCGGAGGCTCATAATGCACGCCTCTGTCAATTCTGGCGTGTTGTAATGCACAATGGCGATGGTCTGTTTTTTCTTCATAGCCCAAAATATTTGCGGATATTGAATTTGCCGTCCTTGTCTTTCAGCTTGTCAATGGCGAGCTGATAGACGGAGGCCAGCAGTTCCTCGTTGGTGGCGGGGTGCGATGGTGAGCCTATGATGCGCTGAAGCGTCTGCCCGCTGTCAGAGAGGATCATGCACATGGTGGTAGCGAGGGCATAGTTGTTGAAGTACGGCGGCTCGTCGGTGGCGTAGCCTGCATTTCCCAGCATATCGAGCACCTGACGGAGCGACCATTGCGGTTGTGGTTCCATCTGACGCACAATCTCGCTGGCCTCGTGGCCGCTCAGGTAGTTGCGACATTCTTGACTTTCCTCGCCGTCAAGGATGGCGATGGCCTGTGCTGCAATGTCAGGCTCGTAGGCGACAAGCCAGCGCATGACGCGCTGCACCATTTCGCCCAGTCGGGTCATGTCGCCGCTGTTGATGGCCGCTTCATAGCGGCTGAGGAATTGCTGATAAAGTTCTTCTGCTGTCATTATTCCTTCCCTAATTGTTCGTTGGTTTCTTGTGCGATGATCTGCACGATGTTCTCGCGGCGGTCATCCTGAAGCTGTAGTATCTGATAGGTCTTTCCTTCGGCGGTCAGTCGGCAGTCCTTGTCGAGGTTGCGGGAGCGGCTGTCGCTCCACCTCATGCGAATCATCACAACGTCGTAGCTTTCCAATGCGCCCTCCATCATAGCCCGCTGCCCCTTGTTCCACTTCACGCTGCCCCACACACAGCCGTTGCAAACGTACTTCACGCCGCCCGTGCCTCTCACGCCCGTCTGGCCGTCGGCATTGCGGTCAACCGACCAGATGCCGACTTTCTTATCCAACATTCCGCTGCTGTAGCCCATCTATGCGCCCTCCTCTCCGTTGGCCGCTGTGCTCTGCGGTTTTCCCGCAGGGTCGCTCACGGTATAGTTACCCGGCTTCAGCTCCGTTGCGCCCTCGCTCTTGGCGATGAGAGCTTTCAGCGTCATCATGTTCGCGCTGGCCATCGGCTCGTCGCCGTTCTCCACGGCGGGCTGGTCGTACTGCTGGCGAATCTCGTTGATGGTCATGGCTCCCGTTTCCAGCCTTGACTTGTCGAGGTTGGCCTGTTGCATCGGGTCAAGACGGCGCAAGGCTTTCTCGCAGATATGAATGCGACGTTTGCCGAAGTCGCCCACGCTGAGGAGCTTGCTGTTCATTTCATCTTCATGCTCACGGATGCGCGGCTGGATGGTGCGCAGCATGAACTCCTGCGTGGCCAGTTCAGGCATCTTGTAAGAGCCACCGTCGCCTTCCATCATCATCACCAGGGGGATGCCTAACAGACGTGCCAGGCTCTTCACCTCAAAGCCACGGCTCTCCAAGAGTTGCAACTGCTGGGAGGTCTGACTGAGCAGCGTCGCATTAGCCACATTGTCAAGCAGCAGCACGTCGTTGGCTGACCAGTCCTCGCGGAACCGCCGCGTAATATCCTTCAGCTGGTTAGCGTTGGCACGTCCACGGGTGCCGACGGGTGCCGCCTCCTTCTCCTGGAGCAGCACCTTGTAGCGGCCACCCTTCGCCATGTCCTGAAGGGTCTGCTCGTCGCCCGTGGCCGAAATCTGGAGCGACCGCATGGCGAACTGCAGCGTCGGGATGCCGTAGAGCAGGTCGGGCGTGAGGAACGTGTTGCGGAAGTGCAGCACGTCCTCCATCGGCACCGTCTTCACCACCGGCACACCCGGCTTGGGTGTGTATTGTATGGTGTATGTGTCTGTCCCCGTGTTGATGACTCCTGCCTGACAAAGCCACAGCGCACGGGGCCACCCTCCGGCCATGTCGCGCTCCAGATAGACGTAGGCGTTGCCGAAGTAGATTTTGCGGAACTCAATTTGTTCCTGCAACTGCGAGGCCGACATATAGGGGTTGGGCCGCACCTGAAGCAGGTAGTTCAGCTTGCCGTTGTCGCCGTAAAGGCTCTCCACGTAGTTGCCGCCATCCATGTCCTTGCGCTGGTACTCCACTTCCATCTGCCCCATCGTCTGCATGATAAGGCTCACGCCACGATGCCACGCGGGCACCATGAGCGACGACATGCCGTGAGGGCTCACTACATTAGCCGCCCAGTTGCCGCCCTTCGGCTGCGTCTGGTTCTCCGGCGCGGCGGGGTCGGTGGTGGTCAGCGTCCCCGTAGGGGCCGGCACTTCACGCTTGCGAAAAAAGTTAAATCCGAACAATTCCATAGTTCTTTCTTTTCTTATTGCCTGTTTTGCTGTTCAGGGTTTACTCACTCCAGCGGCCCGCATCCTTGGAACGAGAAGCTGCCCTGTGTCAGGCTTCCGATGTTGCCCGTGGCTTTCCAAGATTCGACGAGTGCCTCGCCTTCCACGTAGTCGTTGTTGTCGCGCGTGCCGAAGCGCAGCGTCACGCGCTCGCCAACCATATCAATATTGTTTTCCACTTCGGTGACAAGCTGGCCGCAGGTGACTGTCCATCCCTTACGCCCTGCTATATAATCGCGCCACACGCCTTGGTTTGGCGAGCTTACTTCTATTTTGTCGCTTTGTACATTCAGCTCGCAGGAACGTGCCCCTGCAATGGCGGTGCCGTTCCATTTCACTATAAGATTCCTGCCGTGTATAATTGCCATGATTTTGTTAGTTTAAAAGTCCGTATTGGCGCAGCATCGACGTGGTGACAATCTCACCCTTGCCCATGCGCTTGCTGGTGTTGTTCATGCCAAGGAATATCTTCTCTCCCTCCACGTAGGGTTGTATCACCATGCCGCTGTTGCGCTCTGCTAACTGGCTGGCAAGGTTCCCCGCCTGTGCACGCGTCAGCACCGTCTCGCCGCTGGTGAGGATTGCGGGCACAGCATCATAGCCGTAGTTGCCAGGAACGCGATAGCCACGGGCTGCACGCACCACGCCACCGGTGTGGAAGGGAATGATTGTGTCGGCGGTGCTGATGGCTTCTATGGCTACAAGAATGGAAGAGATACCCGACATAATGCTGATGACGCTCTGCATACCTCCAATAACATCCTTAAGCCCTTCGGCAACTCAATGCCAAGCCCCTCAATGCCACTAACCATGCTATTGATGCCACCCACCATCTGCCCCATCTGCTCGGTCAACTTAACCTCGGTCTTCTCGACGGGTTTTACGTCCAGCTTTTGTTTCCTGAAGCTCTCTTGCGATGCCGCTACTTTGTCCGTTCCAAGTCCCATAAGGCTGATGGCCCCAAGGTCTCTGGGGGTTATTTCGCCCCTTAGAGCCTTGATTTCTTCTTTTACCCCAAAGATTTTCCGCTGATATTCCGTCCAGTCATCCGAGTTTGTTACAAGGCTTTGCTCTTTGCGCAACTCTTGCATTTCATTGTTGAGCGCGGCGATGCTGCCAACGGGAAACATTTCTGCAACAGCTTTAGAGACACGCCCCCCTCCGCCGCCAGTTTTGCTACCTCCACCGCCGCCGCCGCTTCCTGTTCTTGTGACACGAAGCATCTGCTTTTCAATGTTTGTTATTTCAATACCAGTAGAATTGGCAGCGGCACCGAGGCTTTGCAAGTATTGCAATTCGGTGTCATTCAGCTGCCGCAATGCCTGGCCCAACCTTTCAGCATCATTCGCAGGGACAAATCTTGTTGATGATGAATTACCGAACAGCATTGCACCGCCACCGTAAATACCGCTGAATCCATTGGCTTCCGTCACCTTTTTTGAAGGTTGCAACGCCTTCAGGTTTTTGTAATTGCCCCAACTGCCGCTCAGAGCGTCTTGCAAGTCTTTCGCGCTGATGCCACGCTCAGCAGCTACGCGAGCAATTTCCGCCTCGTAGGCTGCTCGCTCTATCTCTTTGCGTGTCGCCAAGTTCTCGCGGTAAGAAGAGAATTTGGCATTAAGCATCACCCTGTTTTGCTCTGATGGGTTTGAACGGAAGGCGTTCACAGCATCTTGGAACGATGCTTGCGCTTTTGTTCTGTTTACTTGGTTGAAAGCGTTGAAAGTGCTCAATTCGTCCAACGCATCATAGGCTGCTCTTGCTGCATTTACAATGTCGTCGATATTGCTCAGATAACCGCCAATGTCGCCCGTGTTTAGCGATACGAGGAAACCGCTATAAAGGCTCTCGCAGCTTTTGACCGTCCTGCCCCATTCGTCAAGGTTTTCCTCGTTTTTAAAAAATGCGTCTTTTGCGACGGCTAAGGCACTGTTGACTGAACTTAATCCATATTCAAACAATTTCAATGCGTCGATATTAAGCGTGAACCTGCTGGCGAGCGTATCAAGCACACCGCCAGTTTCCTTGCCTTCAGTACCTACATTTCCGAGCTGAGATTCAACGTCATGTAAATCTCGCTTGCTATCGACAACCCTTGTTCTGAGCTCTTCAAGTGACTTGGCAAGCGCAACGCCGAATGGGCTGTTTTTCTCATTGTCAGACAGCTTCTTATATTGCATCGACAACTCGACAAAAGCCTTAGACATTTCATTTATCCTGCCTTTTGTCGAAGTGCTCACTGTGTCCATCTTGCCAAGTGCCTTGGTGTATTCAAGCACTTTTCCGTCTACGTCGCTGAAAGACTTGCCCGCATCTCTCAGCGACTTCTCTAACGCCTGCAGACCATTCTGTGCTTTCTTTAGCTCGGCATCATATTCGTTGCCGTCAACTTTTAGTTTTAAAACGCTTGTTCCTGCCATAGGTTACTGCTTTAAAAGTTTCTCAAACTCCTCCTCAACCATCTGCCCAAGGTTCTTGATGGCGGTCTCCATAGCCGGTTCGCCAAGGGTCTTGAAGAAGTTACGCGGTGCGATGGCTCCTCGCCGCCCGGTGCCACCATGCTTCTCCACAAACTTCACATAGGCAGCTTCCGTTTTCCCGTTGCGCCCGTGACCAGAGTAACGAACCCGTGTGCCTTGGTCGACGAAATTCAGTATGAACGCCCTGTCCTGTGGAGCATAGCCAAGAATCTGCGCTGTCCTTGCACCTCGCGCCATGCGGTTGCCGCCACGCTGCCCTGGCCGAAGCGTGCGCGGAGCCTCGTAGGAGTTCGTGCCGCCCGTCTTACGTGAGCCGTAGTCGGCAATACTGACCACGCCGCCGAGATATTTTCCTGCAATGTATCTCTTCACGGCATGTGCCGTGCCGCGCGGGTCGCCGTTGTCAAAGCGGATGGACTCGACAATCTTGTTACGCGCTGCCTTCAGTTCGTTGAAAATGGCCTCGCGCAATCGCTTGCCCATCTCCGAATCGACGGTCATGCACGCCCTCAGTGCCTCGCGCTGGTTATCGAGCAGTTGTTGGTTGATTTCGACTTTTGTTTTCATACTTATCCCTCATTTTGGCCGGATAGGTTTACCAAAAACAAAAAAGGGTGGCCGCTGCCACCCATTGTCCCACGCTTGGACTTAAAAAATGAAGAAAAAAGTAATAAAAAAAACTAATCAAAAAAGATGTTACAACAACTACTATATTCTCATGTATTCCCTTGTCGCATCGAAGCAGGGACACGCCTTTTCCGCAAAGTCACGGTGCCCGTGTATCTTAGCCCCTGGGTACAGCTTCTTCAAGTCAATGAGCAGGCACAGCATGGAGGCCTTCTGCGCTTCGGTGCGCGTGTCCTTCGGTGTCTTGCCGTCGGAAGCGCATCCGCCCACGTAGCAGACGCCGATGCTGTGGCTGTTGTGGCCAGTGCAGTGAGCACCTGCCACGTCCACGTCGCGTCCGTCGTGGATGCTGCCGTCGCGGTATACGACGTAATGATAGCCAATGGTTGTGAAACCACGCTGCTTGTGCCATCGGGTGATGTCGTCAACGGTATAGTCCTTGCCCTCGGGCGTGGCGCTGCAGTGAATGATGATTTCGGTGATGGTGCGTCGGCTCTTCTTCAGCTTCAGCACCGTGGCCACTACTGGGGGCAGCAGGCGGGCCAGCGTGGCCGGGCCAACCATGCCGTCTACCTTCAGACCGTGTGCGGCCTGGAACTCGCGCACGCACTCCGCAGTCATCGGTCCATAGATGCCGTCGGGGTAGAGTTTCAACGCCCTCTGAATCTGCTTCACCAGCTCGCCGCGCGAGCCTTGTTTGTATATGGTCATGCTCATGGTGCTTTCAGTCTTTGTCGTCGTATGGTTCTATGTCCTTTGGTTCCTGTTTTTCAATCTCCCCTGTGGCCGATATGGGCACGGGCGTGCGTATGGCGCAACCCTCGCGCCCACATAGGAAAGGGCGCATGAAGGCCACCATCCGTGAGTTGCGGGCTACCTCAAACTGAAGGTCGCGCTGCGTTGACTCCAGCTTGTCAATGCGGCCACGCAGCTCGTCGCGCTCCTCGCGCAGGTGCTGCCGGTCTTGCTTCAGCTCGCTGATGTACTGCTTTTGCTCGTCGTTGTACTCCTGCTGTGTGTCAAGATTCGCCTTCAGGTCGCTGGCCAGCTGCTGGTAGCTCGACTGGATGTCCTTGATGAGCTGCGTGTTGGCCTGGGTCGCCTCAAACTTCGCCTTCTCGGCTTCAGCTTCGGCCTGCTTGGCTTCGGCCTTGGCCTTCCTCTTCTGCCAGCGCCACCCGAGTAGCGCTCCGATGCCGCCGCCGCCAAACAGCAGCGTCACAATACTGATGATAGTGTCAAAAGGTGTTTCCATTTGTATATAAGTTATATTTGTGTGTCACAATCCATGAGCACCACGTTGATAACGTCCTCGCGCCAGTCGTGGCTGATGATTGCAGGGTAGACAGTGGTGCCCAAGAACACGCCCTTCATCCTGGGCGTGAAGTCTATCCTGTCGGCGAGAAGTTCCAGCTCCATCTTTCGCCGTGAGTTGTTCCAATAGGTGATGATGCGGTTGGCAAGGTGCTGCTCGGGAGCCACGAGCGTACCCGTGCTGCCGTAGTCGTAGCCGGTGAACGGCGTGCCGTTCTGATTCAGTAGCACGCCATACGCTGGGTGCATGATGCCTGAGGTGGCGAACACCGTGTCAACGCTATACTCTTTTGCCAGCGTATTCTGCTGTCCTGCCTCATACTTGTAGTCCTCATCTATCTCTAAGTCCTTGACAATGACGTAGCCCGAGTTGGGCATGCTCGACTTCGTGACGGTGCTGTTCTTCTCAAACTGAAGCCTGAAGCCCTGGATGTCGAATGTCTTCTCGTTGTTGAAGGTGGGCATGGACGGGTAGTTGCTGCCGAGTAGGTAGAAGAAGATTCTGCCATGCAAGGCTGAAGGGGTGTTGATGACGCTTGTGTTCTTAGCGTTGGATATTGCCATGTCTGGCCAGTAACGCGAATACATCAGGTCGTTGATGTTGCCGATGGTGATGCGGAACTCCGTCATGCTGTTCACCCACTTCTCGCCGTCCCACCATAGTGCATCGGTGTATTTGCTGCCTATGCCAAAACGCGCCCACATGTCACAGTTGCCCATGTAGAAACCTCCCGTGCGGTCTTCCCACTTTACTCCATCACGGTAGGTTGTGCCGTAGATGCGGAAGAATCCGTTGCTGTAGTCGTGGTCGAAATTGGTCTGAATAATTACAAAGTTGTTACCGGTGTACGTTTTTTTAAAGCGGATGACGTTGCCTATGTCCTCGTTCTCATTATTCGTCGTGGCTACCGCAAAGTTGAACGATGCAAGGCCGCTGAAGGCATGTGCATATATGTAGGCCGTGTATGTATCCGACTCGTCGGGCGTATAGTGCGCATGGACGTTCCAATCGGAGTAGCCATCATTCCATGTGTGGGAGTCCATCTTGCGTTCCAGTTCGGTGGTGAACGGGTCGACGTACTCGTCGGCGCGGTTGATGTCTGGGTGCACCACGGCCTTGTTGTAGCCGCGCAACTGGTAGTCGTTTTGGTTGACTGATGCAAAGATGTCGTTGCCGAACACAACTGACGAGAATCCACTCGTCACCGTGCCTGCGGAGTCGCCTGCGGCCATTGTCGCCAATTGTTCAGGTGTAAGCGTGAGGAACGACTGCTCGTCCATGTCATCGGGGCAAACAAGAAACAAATCGCTGCCATGTGTGCGTGCCGTCCATCCCCAATAGCGGCAGACCTTCTCAAGCAGTTCAAACATGTTGAAACGACCTTCGAGGGTAGTCTCGTTCAGTGTGGTCATGTTCTGCCAGTCGGTCATCTTCAGCAGCCATTGCTGGGCATCGCTGCCGCCCTGTATGACGATGCTCTCAGGCTGACAGTCGGCGGGTATGGTGTTGGTGATGGATTTCAGCAGGTAGGCGAAATTCCTGAACGCACCAGGCGCGGCACTCACCATCTTGCAACTCAGTATGGATAGTGGGCACTGTAAGGGATACTCCCTTTCCTGCGGCATCTCAAAGGTGCGGCTGCCAAAGTTCTGCGCCTGGATGAATCCCTTCCACATCACCTCGTTGTCAGCGTCGGTCAGCGTCACAGGCCTCGATGTGTCGGTGGCGGGTATTAGGTCGCGCCAGTCGAAGGCGTTACCTGCATTGTCCTTGCCCGTGTCGACAATGCGGAGATAACCAGACTGTGTCCTGATGGGCGTAAACCAGTCATCGTCGTCATCCTCCTGGGTGACAAACGGCTGGGCGGCACCCGTCAGCTGCACGGGGTCGTCCGTGTAGCCGTCGTCATAGATGTTCACCGTGTAGAGCGTATCGGCCCTGAGTGAGCGGAATTTCACTTGCCAATGTATTGCCATTTCGCGTATTTCTTTTCCTTTCATGCGAAATGCCGCCACGGGTTTACCGCACAAAAAAAGCGGGCGAAGGGGAACGCTCCCCCTCGCCCGCTGTCGGTGCGTTGCGGTTTACCCGCAACTGTCAGAAGTCATCATGGTCGCCACTGTCTGCGGCCTTCAGTTTCGAGCCCATCGCGGTCATGATACCGTCGGCCGTCTCCACGATGTCTGTCAGAAGCATCTCGCCTCGCTCGCGCTTGGCACCCTTGCTCTTATTGACGGCTTCTTTTATCTCGGCAATCGTCCACGACCGCTCAATGTTGCCGCGGTTGTAGATGCCGGTCATCGTCCCGACCGTCACCGTCACCTGAGCACGACCATCCTTGCACCTCACCTTCAGCGTGAAGTTGGCGTAGCGGTGCCAGCCGTCGCCCAGGAATGTGTTCTTGAATCCCAGTGAGAACGTTCCCTTGTATATCACGGTGTGCGTCTCCTGGTTCTGGTAGTCGATGCCAGCCTTTGCCTTGCCGTCTGGACCCGTCCAGTCCGTGAGGGCCATCATGGCCCGGTCGTAGAGCACGGCTGCACTCACCGAGTCAACAGTCACCACATCCTTCTTCTCATAGGCCCCGTCTGGGGTCAATTCAATGTCTTGTGCGCCTGCTGCCATCGTTGCCAGCATGAGCGCAAAAATAAAAAATACCTTCTTCATAGTTCTTTGATGTTTTTTGAGGTTCGTTATATCGTTATTCTCCGAATGGTCTTTCGGTAAATAGGATTTCAGTTTTTATTGTTTGGTTACAAAATCTATCTCATACCCCATCGCGTCAATGATGGTGGCTAATATGTCTATGGTGGCGGCGTATGCACCACACTCTATCCTCGACAGGTTGCTCTGCCTGATGCCCGCGCGCCGTGCCAGTTCCATCTGCGTCATGCCCGTGCGATGAATGCCCATTTCGTCTGTCCATTCTACATGTTTGCGCAGATTAGCGATGGCGGTGCCTATGCGCTGCCTTTCTTGCTCGTTCTTGATCATAGTTCTTCTTTTGTTGGTTCATCTTCATATACCGGCTCCCACGACTTCGAGAACTCCTCGTCCTTGAAGGCTTCGGCAAGCCCTGTTATCTGTTTCAGGCGCAACACCTCGTCGGCATCCATGCCCAGCTCCATGCCGATACGGGCATTGGTCCAGTTGTGCTTCTTCAGCAGGACAATCAGTTTTGCTGAGAGTTCCACCTGGTGCGTGCCGCGTGCCATGTTGTGACGCACGGTGGCGGTGATGCGGTCTTCTATCGACTTGTTCAGTCGGCTCACGGGCACGTAGCCGTGCAGCGACTGGTTCACCTGCTTGTCAGTCTGAATGACCGTGGTGCGGTGGAAGCCGTCAACCACCGTGTAGGGGTGCTGCTTGTCTTCGGGTGTGTCGCACACCACGACGGGCATAGTCACGCCGTCTTTCTTGATAGAGAGTTTCAGAAGTTTCATTTCAGGCGGTGCTACGTGGTTCGGGTTGTAGTCGTTGCCCTGCACCTGATTGGCAGGCACCAGTTGCACGTTGAGCGATGGGTGGTTCACGCCCAGCCAGTCGTAGAGTTCCTGCGTGATGGTGTTAAATACCTTCACTTTCTCATCGAATGGGATGTCTTTTAATAATTCCTGTATCATAGTTCTTCGTTGTATCGGGTTATCATGGCCACTTGCTTCTCCAACTCTTTCTTGGTCTGCGAGAACGATAGGCCCTTGCACCAGTAGTCGTTCTTCAGCAGCACTTTGCAGATACGCCGCCACGACGGCACCTTCTTCCGTGCCTCGTCCTTGATGTCGGCATAGTCTGGGATGCAACTCACGCCCTCCTTCTCCCACCATGCCAGGAAGCGGTCAATCTTCTGCTGGTAGTGCTCGGCAAGATATGGCGGCATCGTCTGGAGCAGGAACTTGGCATAACTCTCGTAGGTGTGACCTTCGGGCAGGTTCACCTTGAAGTTGCCCAGCGTGGTGCTGTCGGTCTCGGTGTATCGGTTGCCGAAGTTGGCACCCTCCACACGGTTCACCACCTTTGCCCACGTCTCGGGCTCCAGTATCTTGAAGAGGTAGAGCCCTTGCCGCTGATCGTCGCCGTAGGGCTGGCAGAGCCGCTGCTTGTAGATGCTCACACCTGCCATGTACATGATGTCGTAGATGTGGTTGTAGTCCCACCCGCGCTTACCGTTGGCTCGCCAGATGTCCTCCGTGCGCCAGTCGTAGATGGGGTAGCAGTTGTATATCTCCGTGTCCGGCTCCTTTGGGAACAGCTTCGTTGTCCAGGGCAGTCCGTCGAGTGTCACCTTCGATGTGCTGGCGATGGTGCGGTAGCGGTTCAGGCTCTCGTCGCTGCGTATGCCTACGCAGGTGGCGGTCTTCTTGCCTTGACTGAACCAGCGGGCGAACTCCGGCACAAACTCCTCGAACTCCATGCCGTGACGGAAGAACGGGAAGTAACTCTCATCGGTCACGACGTGCGGGTTCTCCGGGTATTCCCTTACCCATGCGTCGCGGGCTTCCTTATCCCAGCACACCCAGTAGGGCTTCACCTGACTGACGGCATTGCGCAGGTGGATGGGCAGGCACACCCACCAGCCTGTCACCTCCTCACGGCTGAACATCCTGTGCGTGAACTCTATCGCCCTGGCATATTGCGCCTCCATGTCAATGTAGAGCACATTCACCGGCAGCTTACCGTGCCGCCGTGCCGCTTCGATGGCGAGGTTGAGCAGCACGCCGCTGTCCTTGCCGTTGCTGAACGAGATACAGACGCGCTCGAAGTGGGTGTAGATGTAGTCGTACCGCTCCACCGCTGCGTCATATACATTCTTGTCGAGATACCGCTTCATGCTCCTTTTCTATTTGTTGCAATGATTTTCTTTTTCCACAGTCCTCCTGGCTCTCGTAGGTTAGTTCAAACGGCTCAAAGTGGAAGTCATCGTAGGGGTTCACGCCTCCGCACGTTTCTTCGGATAGCCCTTCGCAGCAATGGCCGTGCTTGCCGATGAACTCTTCCAGCTCTCGACCTTTCTCCTCGAATGACTTCACGTTGTGCCATCCGTTGCCCGTCGTCTTTCCGAGCATCATCTCTTCGCCACATCCTTTGCAGCGCAAATACATTCTATTATTTGCCATAGTTATAACTCCTTCATCAGTTCCTCCTTGGTCACTTTCTTCAGATACTCGCTCATGCTCACCTTCTTCTTGATGTTATGGTCTATCATGTGCTCCAGTCCCACGTTGCCCGTCAGCTCGTAGTAGTGGCAGTCCTGCTCCTGTCCTGTGCGGAAGGTGCGGCGCGAGGCTTGCAGAATGAGCGCGTAGTCCCACACCTTGTCGAAGAACACCATGCGGCTGTACTGCTGTAGGTTCAACCCCAGGCTCTCCTTCTGCATCGACAGCACGGCGCACCGTGGGAATGCCTTGCGGCAAGTCTCCTGGCTCTTCACATAGCGACAGAAGATGATGGTCTGCTCTTCGGGCAGGTCGCTCATCAGCCGTCGGAGTGCCTCCATCTTCAGCTCGTCGGTGGCGTAGGCCATCTGCATGGCGGTGGTCATGGCGAGGAAGATGTTGTTGTTCTTCCATTCCAGCGTCTCGTCGCTCAGGTAGTCTTCCTTGATGGCGGTGTACGCCTCGCGGCTCTCCGGCGTGATGCAGTAGGGGACGGTGTGCCACTTCTGCGTTATCTGTAGCCGCAGGTCGCACTCATAGACGTAGTGACGGATGAGCGAGTGCAAGTAGTCCACATTCTCCATGCCCGTAATGAACTCCTTCGAGTATGACCGTGCGCCGATGCGCTTCGTCACCTTCGTCCACTTGCAGAAGGTGTTCTTGAACTCCGTCAGGCTCATGCCGAGAATCTTTGGCGACAGGAACTCCATCTGCGGCCACATGTCGAGCAGGTTCTTCGAGACGGGCGTACCGTTCAGCACCAGTTTCCACTCAGCCCGCTTGCTCAGTTCCAGCAGTCGGCGTGTGCGCTTCGCGTCGGCGTTCTTTATCTTCAGGCTCTCGTCCACGATGATGAACGGCACCCGCGACTGCTCCACCTCGTTCACAAGGTTCATGTAGATGCGGTCGCTCTGACCTATCGACTCCACGCCCCAGCACGATGTGGGCATCTTCATGCCGCCCCACTTCGCCATTTCCGCTTGCACGGCTGGGAAGGTGCGCAGTGGACCAACCCAGAAGCAGTCCGTGGCGGGTGTCGAGTTGATGAGCGTCATTGCCGCCCGCGTCTTGCCCGTGCCCGGCTCCATGAACAGCGCACCCACGCGCCACTCGTTCAGGTGCTCGATGGCTGCTTGCTGCTGTTGTGTGAGGGTGTTCATCGTTTCAAGTCGTTTATCTCGTTACTCTTTACTGCCTCGCGCTTCTCCGGTGTGTGCCGATCGATGGTGTATGTCGGCAGTTGGTGACCATTCTCGTCGAACCATGCCTGCTTCTTGCCGCTGTACTGGATGCTCTTCTTGCCGAGAATCCACGCGCTGATCCAATAGGCATCGCTCTTCATCACCTCATAGTCACGTCCGAACACCTGACTGGCAGGTATGATGTCGCAGGAGCCGTCGAAGGCGGTAGCCTTGAAAGCCTTGTCACTGATGCGGACAAGGCTCTCCAGCCTTACGCTGTAGCATAAAGTTCTCATGATTACTCGGCCATTATGTACAACACCCCTCTGTCAACATCTGAGCACCACATAACGTGGTCGTTCTCAAAGTCATCATCCGGCGTGTAACGAATAAATGTTGGGCATCCAGTCTCAGCATCAAGTAGTTCAAGTTGTTCTTTGCTGCGCTTAATCTGATGAGGAGTCATGAACGATGCCCAATATTCAGTGCGGTTTTGATGGCCTTTCTCATCTGGGTAGCAATCTTCTTTCAGATTACGGTAGTATTCCCACTCACTTACCAGGTCGCCAACCATAAATTCGTCTGTGCCGTCCTGATGTTCGTAGCCGAAGTAGATGGTCTGAATCTTCTTGCCCTTCAACTCGCGTGCTGCTTCGATGGTTAAGAGCTTAGCTTCTCCGCGCTCAACTATCTCTCTCATTTCTTGCAAGGTCTTCATAGTTCCTATATGTTTTAAATTGTTATTTGATTGGTTATAAGGTGGGAGGGTTGTCCCTCCCGTTGGTTGTTTAGATGCTCATGCAGCAGACTGAGTAGTCACATTCTTCGTCGTATTCGTAATCAAAGAGGATGCCCTTGAAATAAGCCTGGAGCTTGTCGAATGCTGACTGGTGGTTGCCTTCCCATGCGAAGGTTACAAGGTTTGTGCGTGCAAAGGTGATTTCAACTGAAACGCCTGCTACCATTGAAAGGTTCTTTTCGAGGATTTGCTTTTTCATTTTTTCTGCCGCTGTTACCCGTTGCCGCCGGTGTTCTTAGGATGTTTATTGTTTAAGTTTTACGATGCAAAGATAATACTTTTATTCCATATATACAATATTTTTGGCAATTATTTATTCCATATTTGCAATAATTAACTAAAAAGGCCGAGAAAAACCCGAGGAGGGCGAATAAAAACCTAAAAGAAGCCCTCCTCGGTCAAAAATCCTATTAACCATGTTGATTGTTTTCATTGCTTGCCCTCACGGGTTCGCTAACAGCCTCACGGCTGGGGTTTCTCATTTTCTCAGTTTCCTTCGTAGCGTTCCTGTGAGCCACCCAAGGAGGATGACAATGACGCCACCGACGATGACAACTCCGCCGACATAGATACGGATGCGCTGCCACCAGCTGAGCGGTGCGGGCACCTGTTTCGTCACGGTGACGGGGTAGGGCGCGGGAATGCTGTCGTGCGTGGCCACGCGGATGCTGTCGCGAATGATGCGCTCACGCCACATGGTGTGCCAGCGGTCGACGTAGACGGTGTCGCCCCAGTGGGTCACCATCACGCTGTCGTGGACGTAGATGCTGTCGCGCTGCCACCCGGTGACGGTCACGGTGTCATGATGGTGCTCCACCACATGAACGACTTCGGGGGTGGAGCACGCAGTCATCAAATACAGCAACAATGTGAATTTAAAAAAATGTCTCATTCCTCATTGCTTGTGTCTAACAGTTGGTCGGTGTAGAAGTGCATCTCTGTAACCTCTGGTCGCAGCTTGCGGAAGTCGCAGAAAACTTTTGCGCAGTCGTGCATCAGTTCAGTGCCGCCGTCTCGCTTCGCTTCGTCCTTGCCCATGACGGCGTTGTAGATAATCTCCTCGTCAGTGGCCTTAAACTTCACGCAGCGGCGGTCGGTGTCATCGTCGAAGTCGCCGTTGTCGAAATCGTCAGGCAACGGGCACGGGTCAAACTTCGGGTCAGTGATGCAGTCATACGGCGCAACCTGCTTGCCTGAGTATAAATACCCGTTCACCTCGTCCTGGTTCTGGTAGGCACCGTAGGACGTGTCGTAGCCGCCGTTGCGGTCAAAGTTGCGGCTGTCCCACATCAGGGCAAGGCGGGCCACGGGATTGCCAACACACGAGTGCTCACGATACCAGTCATATGCCTGACGAGAGTACGGTCGGATGATGATGGATGCGAAGTAGAAGTCGAGCGTCATCGTTCTTGGGTTGAAACGCCTGACAATCTGCGCGTCCCATACGCCATAGTCGGGGTTGCCTAACCACCACTGCACCTTGCGACACCCGCGCTCTGTAAGTTCCCAGTTCTTCGCATCTCTCACACGCCAATCCAGTTCGCTCTGCATGGCGTAGGAGGGCAGCTTGCCCATCGTCTTTGGTTTAAAAACTCGGACGGTCACGCCGTCCATTTCAGTCTCATAGACATTCGTGTAATGCCCTAACACGATGTCCTTCATCTTCAATTCTTTCATGTCTGTATGAATCTATTGATGGATGATTGTTTTGTGCTGGGCACTATGCCGCCAGCACGTCGGCAATTATACCGCAAAAAGCGGGCGTGGGTTTACTTTCACTCAGATTCGCCTGTCCTTTGTTACCTTCCACACTTCTGCCAGCCCATCGAGGTTCATGCCGTTGACAAGGACCTTCACCTGCTCGGGGGCATTTTCATAGTAGAAGAAGTTGCCGTGGCGCTTGTTCACTCGGAGCATACGCTTACAGGTGGCGGTGAAGTTCATCACGGGCTTGCCTGCGGTGATGCGGGTGAGCAATAGGGCTGCTGCCTGTCGGGATGCCGTGATGGTGCGGTCTTGCCCGAAGTGGAGGGTGTGGGCGCAATAGTACACCATGTGGGGCAATAGCCGTTTCACCAGATAGTCGTTGATGGCCGTGAGGTCGCCCGTCTGATGATAGTCGTAGAGCAGCACGGCTTCCTCGGCAGCACTGACGATGATTTCGTCTATCCTCACGTTGTCATCCTTGCGCTGTTCCATGCGCCACCAGTCGGCCTTGTTGTCCGTAGGCTTAATCTTGCCCGTGCGCACAGCCTTCAGCCATTGCACGCAGTCCTCGCGGTCTTTCGAGCGGTGGCGGTATCGCTGTCCGCTGATGGTTATCTCGGCACGATAGCAGTCCTTGAACACGCGCTTGCCTGCTTTGTTGTAGCCTTTCGATGCGGTGTCGTGGTAGATGGTGCCGGTGGTCACGATGTCGTCCTCAGTGTTGCCCGTCCATCCGCAATACTCGCGGAGGTTGGCCGATTGTGGGGTCTTGCTGATTGTTACCATTTATCTATGCCGTAGAGGTTTGTCAATCCCTGAGTCACCAAGTCAGCGCATTTCCTGCCCATATGTCTCAGCTTCTCGAAGTTAGAACGACCAAAGTCTAAGAGCTGCCCGACGGTCTCGATGTCGGCAGATTTCGCCACGTTGATGAATCGGCAGGCACTGCCAGCCTTTTGGACGCTTCGCCAGTTGGGATGTTCCTTCTTTTGCCGTTCGCGCTCTTCCGTTTCGATTCGGTCAAGTTCCTCATACAACACCATTATCTTGTCGTTCTCGTAGTCGGCAGCAGGTGGCGGTGGTGTTTCGGTTTCGACTTCCACGCCTTTAGGCTTCTGCCCGATGATCTCAACCACGACCGGATCGCTAACATCTTCTTCGTGCCCGTCCTCGTAGTATATCTTCATCAATGTGCCGTTCCACTCGTTCCTTGGTGGGAACTTGCACATTCTCTTTACGTCTTTGCCTTCAATCCATAACTCTCTTGGATAGATGGCCACAATGTGAATAATTCCTTCCATAGTTCCTTAAAATAATGATAATTGAATCGGTTTTTTCTGTTCTTTTACTTGAACAGGGTCGGAAAGAGGTGTTTCAGGCGTGAAGTCTGAAACGCCACTTTCCTGACTCTGTTCCCCACCGCCGAGGGGTAGAACTTCCGTAGAATTTTTGCGGTCGGTGGGTTGTTCGTTGTCTATTGTCTTGCGGTCGGCACTGCCACGCATAGCCCAAAGGCGAGTGGCGACAAACCGCATCGGGTCCATTTCCTTGCGGATGCTTGGCACGTTGGTGGGGAACGGCCACATGCTTTCGTTGACGATGTAACCCAGCCGCACCTTGTCGGGCTCGCAGAGTGAATCGTGGCAGATAGCCTCGCCAAAGCACCCATGCACGGCCATATTGATAGCCGCCATCTTCACGCAGTTGTAGTCCAAGTCCTCGCACGAGATGTAAGGCCGTCGGGCTTCTGCCTGCTGCGGTGTGTAGCCCCAATCGTGCTGCATCTTGTGCAGTATGGAGCAATAGCCAGCCAACGGCATTCGCCCGCTACCCGCTGCGCAGTCGGCTATGGTGATGCGGTGTCCGAACGGGGTGGGCTGTCCTGTCGGCTCGTCCCATCCCGCTATGTTCACGTCGGCCACACATTGCGCCACGCTTGGAGGTGTGAAGAACTGACCCTTGCCGCCGCCTCCGGCATGTATCGCCATATAGAGGTCGCCAAACGGGTCGTACCATCTTCGCCGTGGTATCTCTTCCGAATAGATGCGGAACACGGTCTGCATCATTTCGTGGAATGTCGGTGTGTCCTTGGGCTTGAACTTCCAGCCCTCAATCGGTTCGGGAGTGAGCGACGGGTTCAGATAGCCGATGATGTAGTCCAGCAGTCCCTCAAACACCGCGTCGGGTG